TGCTAGGCACTTTGCTACTCGGAATAAGACCATAAAGGCTACGAAGGTCATTGCTGAAAACATGACACTACCACCGGGCACGATCATTGTATGGCGAAGGGGAACTACTCCCTTTGGTCATGCAGGCATAGTAGATAAATGGCAAGGGAAGACCGGGACTACAGTCGAAGGAAATACAAGCTCCGGACTTCGCGGCTCTCAGCATGACGGTGATGGCGTTTGGGCACGCACGCGAGTAATTAACCCGACTTCATACTTCAGGATTACGGACTTTGTGATTTATTAAAAATAAAATTTCTAAGTCCGTTTTACTTGTGCTTATATTTGTTTTGCCAACATAGGCACTCCTTATCTCATGCCTTCACTCCGCGGGGGCTTCTTTCGGGAAGCCCTTGTTTTAAGATAGATACAATGGATATATTTAGTGAACTCTTGCGTAATGTTCTAGCGACTCTGGTAAGTACGGTAACGATTGTTATTATGTTCTTCAGATTCATGAATAGGGAACGCTTGCAACACGCAAAACAAATTGCAGATGTCATTGAGAAAACGGCTAAGCACGTATTTAATACTGCTACTTTAGAGCACCGCGTGGCTAACTTGGAGAAGACCGAGAAAGAGCAAGCGGAATCGATAGACAAGCAATTTGCTTTGGTTCACTCAAGACTTGATCAGATCTACTCCATAATTGCAGGGCTTAACAAGTGAGTTTGCATTTTGGCTTTAAATATTGGAACGAGCCTACACCTGCAAAGATTCGCAGAGTGTCTAGTGCTTTAGCCGCCGCTGGCATTGCCGGTTGCGGTTTTGCCTATTTACGCGATAATGTAACTCTTGCTATTACCTTGCTTGGGTTTGCGGTTGGTGGGTCTTTCATTGCAAAGCTATTTACGGATAAGCCATGAGAAGAGATAGATTCAATATAGCAATTTACCGAGGTGAGACTTTCTCACTTGCAGTCGAATTGAAAGACGCGGACGGCGCGGCTATTACTTTGGTGAATGCGACTTTGACAGCTCAATGCAGAGTAAAGGCTACGAATGCGACGCTCTTTACTTTCAATACGACAATAACCTCCCCTGCAAGCGATGGTAAGTTTTCGATCTCTTTGCCGGGAGCTACAAGCCTTGCCTTGACTCCGCAAAAGGGCTAGTGTATGATGTTAAGATTGCATGGCTTGGTGGTGATACGAAGTATTGGCTTGGTGGTGATTTGGATATTATTGATACGGTGACTTCATGAGTACTAACAATGTAGTCATTACGGCGCTTCCTGAAGTTGTCCGAGTTTCAGTTGGTGCTACGATCAACTCAGGCGCGGCTGTTTTCATCTGGAATGAAACGCCGACTGGAAATATCAACGGCTCAAATGCGACTTTCACATCATTGCAGAACTTTGTCCCTAACTCTTTGCAAGTCTTCATTAATGGCGTATTGCAAGTGCTTACAAACGATTATACGACAAGCGGATCGACGACAATAACTCTTAATGTTTCGCCTGTCGTTGGTGATGTTATACGAATACATTACAAACTAGGATAATACGATGCCAGAGACCACAATAGCAGGCCGTCAGATTAGAGATGGTGCGATAACCAATAGCAAGGTATCAGCGGGCGCTGCAATAGATTCGAGTAAATTAGCGGACGGCGCGAACTTTGTCAAGAAGGATGGGAGCGTAGCGTTTACGGGCGCTCAGTCAATGGGTAACAACAAGCTTACGACCATTGCAACTCCGACTGACTCAGGCGATGCTGCAACCAAGGGGTATGTAGATACGCAAATAGCAGGCTTGTCAAGTGCTTACAAGTATCGCAATGTCCACGCGGCTACGACTGCGAATATCACCATAAGCAATCCCGGAACGGATACTTTCGACGGTCACCAACTTACAAGCGGTCAGCGTCTTTTGGTATGGCAGCAATCGACTCAAAGCCAAAACGGTATTTATGTTTTCAATGGGTCTTCAAGCGCTTTAACTCGTGCAACTGATTCGGACGCTTGGGACGAGCTTACAGGCTCTTTTGTTCATGTTGACGCGGGTACGACTTATGGCGATAAGAGATTCTATTGCACTTCAAATTCAGGCGGAACGCTTGGTTCTACGGCGGTCACTTATGTGCAAGATGAGTCAGGAACTTTGACTCCGAGCAACTTTGCAACTGAAGTCATACCAAGCGGAAATATTGACGGTTCGAATACGGCTTACACTTTACCCGACACTCCGACTGCAGGGACTTTGCGTTTGCACTTGAACGGTATGAGGCTAAGAAGCGGCGCGGGTAATGATTACACGATTTCAACGAATACAATCACGATGGCGACGGCTCCAATTAGCGGAGATGTTTTACTTGCTGATTATTTGAAGTGATAAGATGCCTACAACAAAACTAAATAACGGCCAATTGCCTAACTCGTTTGATTCAAAGACAATCGGGACAAGCAATACAATCAATACGAATCTTACCAAACTTAGCATAGCAGGCGGGTCAAATGGTCAAGTATTAAGCACTAATGGTAGTGGTACTTTGTCTTGGGCTACGGCGGGCGGTGGTGGTGTAACTGATGGGGACAAAGGCGATATTACCGTCTCTGGTAGTGGTGCTACTTGGACTGTCGATAATGACGCGGTCACTTATGCAAAAATTCAGAATGTATCAGCCGCTTCAAAACTTTTAGGCCGTGGTGATTCAGGTTCAGGCGATGTGCAAGAGATTACACTCGGAACAGGCTTGACAATGACGGGCACTACTTTGGCCGCTAGTGGTGGCGGTGGTTCTCTTGGCGCTCCGACTTATGTAGTGACCAAAACTGCAGATGAAACAATTACAAGCTCGTCGACTTTGCAAGATGATGACCATTTATTCCAAGCGTTAACAGCGAATAAAACATATTGGATAGAGTTAAATTTGATTTTGAGTAGAGGAAATACTACTAACTCATTAGCGATACAAGTTGCAATGAGTGGTAATTCAGAGGGACATTTTGGAAATTTGTCAGGAATGGTAACTACGATAATGAATGGAACTTCAACTCTTTCAACTGCGCAAAGTACAAATGCATCTGTTGTTACTCGTTATCCGGTAGGTGGTACAATAAAAACAACAAGCGCGTATACATTGCAAATCAAATGGTCTCCAAGTTCAAATAACACTACGCCTATAACGGTTCACAAAGGATCTCAGCTTGTTATATGGGAGGTTGCATAATGGAAATAACACTCTACAAAAAAACTGAAGCTATGAATACGCCTGTCTTAGCATGGGATGAAAACGGCAATGCGACTGAATACGGCGCTTCGTTCCCCGTAATGCTTTGGAAATTCATAGATGAGAACGGCAATATATGGAATACCGAAACTGCAATCGACGGTACTGAAGAAGAAGCCGCAAGTATCATTCTAGGCATTACCAAGTGAGTCAATACAGACCCCGCTTAAACCATGAAGAGTACACGGCGGTGCTTAACTATCGGATAGGTAAAGGCTTTGAGCCTAGCCCTGAAGACAAGCCCGAGATCGTACCTGAATGGCTAAATACCTTTGAAGATGGACGCGAGGAGGTTTTGCCCGTTTTGCGCATTCAAGGCAAGACGGCGGTCTTCAGTGATATTCACTTAGGTATCCATGACAAAGCGGCGCTTATTGCAGCGATTCAATATGCAAAACAAGACCGAGTAGAGAATATCATTTTGAACGGTGATATACTCGACTCGGCTCAAATCTCAAGGCACCCGAAACACGCTGATACGCCAAAATTCTTAAACGAGATCGAACTTGCCAAGCAGTTTTTAGAAGGATTGAGGTCCGAGTTCAAAGACCAGAATATCTACTTTAAAATTGGCAATCATGAAGACCGATTAGAGCGATACTTAATGCAGAATGCAGACGCGCTTGCTGGTTTGATTGATTTTAGAAAACTGCTAAAACTTGATGATCTTGGAATACGCTTTGTCGAATCTACGCAATTTATGAAAGTTGAAAACACATACATAGTCCACGGTCACGAGATGAAAGTAAGCGGCGGCGTAAACCCCGCCCGCGCTTTGATTCTCAAAGCGGCGGCGAATGTAGTGATGGGTCATGTGCATCGTACTTCTTTTGCATCTATCAAGAGCTTGGACGGTAAGTTTTACAAAGCATATACAATGGGATGCCTATGCAAATTAAGACAAGCATATATGCCACACTCAAATAGCAATCATGGTTTTGCAATCATTCAAGAGAATGGTATGGTAGATAATCTCTTTATTGAGAATGGAGTAGTGCAATGAGATTCAATGATGTACTAAATGCAATGATAATACTTGCAGTCTTGCTTATTATCGGCTTTGTTTCGGGGCTTCACGTAGGCCGTACGAGCGCAAAGCGCGTAACTGATACAATTACTCAAGTGCAACTAATTGAGCGCCCTGTAACGATTAGAGACTCAGTACATACGAAGTCAGTTACTATCAAAACAAAAGATACTATTTACTTTCTTGATAAGCCCGTAGTTATCCCTTGCGGAGATACTTCGTTTATCGCTCAAAGCGACTCGGTAATTACCGCGACTCGCGATACGATCAATATGGCTTTTGCCTATGCAAATCGCAAGGGGCACTTTTCACTTGTTTACCGCCCGCGCCCTGACTCAATTAAGGTAATTACTTTACCGACTGAAGTCAGAACGGAGAATAACTGGGGATGGGTTGTTGGTGCTCTTGGTGTTGGATTAGGTTTGGGAGTTTATTATGGCAGGCGCTGATAATCTCAAAGGACATAGCTTCAGAGACAAGCCCGAGCGTATCAATCGAAATGGTAGGCCAAAGGGTAGCATCGTGTATCTCAAAGACCTTGCAAAGATGGCAGCTGAAGAGCTATCAAAGCCCGGCAAAACAAAAGAAACTGTAGCTGGTGATATAATCGAAATGCTGATTCATAAAAAGATCTTGCTGAAAGAAGATATTACTGCAATGAAACTGCTAATGGAGTTGCTATCTCACATGGATAATCAAGTAGCAGAGAAAGGCAAAATGATAATAGAGTGGGGTTCGCAAAATGGATACAGTGATACGGATAAAACCGCATGATAAACAGCTTGAGATACTTCGGAATCGGAAGCGCTTTAATGTTGTTCGGTGCGGCCGTCGCTTTGGGAAGTCTTATCTGGCTTTTGCTTTGGCCCTTGAGAAAATGCTGGAAGTTGATGGCTCGTATGTTCTCTATACAGCGCCTTCATACACCGAGCTCTCAGGAAGAGAAACCGAAGCACAGAATTTCTTTGCACCGCTTGGCGCAACTTACAAACAAGGCCAGATTAAACTAGGTCGTAGTACATTGGTTTTGCAAGGTATTTACCGAGCGGATGGCTTAAGAGGTAATAAGTTTCATAGAGTGATTTGCGATGAGTGGGCACATTGCCCGAATGCTGAAGACGATTGGAACTTTGTATTAAGTCCGATGCTAGCAGATTATGAAGGTGATGCTTATTTCTTCTCAACGCCGAAAGGTAAAAATCACTTTTGGCAATTAGATCAGCTCTCCGAGACTATGTCAGACTGGCAATCATTCCACTACTCGACATACGACGGCGGGCAAATCAAGATAAGCGAAGTCGATAGACAAAAAGAGTTGCTACCGAGCTTGGTATTCGCACAAGAGTTTCTTGCAGAATATGTCGATAGATCGGCGGCTAAAATCAAGCGCGAATGGTTACGCACGACAAACGGCCAAGAATGTACGGCGTATTACATTGGAGTGGATTTGGCAATTAGCCAAAAAGAGACTGCAGACTATACGGCAATCGTTGTAATAGGCACGACAAAAGATGGAGATGTTGTTGTAGTTGAAGCGGACCATTTTAGAGCGCAGTTCCAAGAGATAGGCCGTAAGATTATGTCAGCCGAGCAAAGATGGAATGCAAGAGTAGTTGCAGTGGAATCAAATCAGGCGCAAGCTTGGATGGTGCAAGAGCTGAAAAGAAATACTAAGATGAATGTCGTAGGTGTGAGAGCGGATCGAGATAAGGTTATTCGCTTTCAGCCAGTCGAGGCAAGATATGAGCAAGGCCTTGTTTATCATGTCCCTCATATCAACCCGGAATTTACCGAGGAGCTGCTATCTTTTACGGGCACTCCGCAAGACAAGCATGATGACTTTATTGACGCGTTGGGTTATGCCTTCAACGCTATTCGCAAAACACCCCAGATATATGTATGAGTCTACTTGACCAACTTAGAGATAGAATCGCGAGCGCAGTTGCACCGCGAAGAAACGACAGACCGTATATTCGGTCGGGTGGCTCTCGCAATATCGGTGCGACTCAAGTCGGTAATGAGTTAAGCGCCTCGCTTCGAGGGACTGTATTCGCTTGCTTGCAGCATCGTGCAAATGCTTTGAGTGGTATCAAGTTCGATGCATACAAAGAGCAAAACTATGAAAAAGAGGAACTCGGACGCGGTCACTGGACAAACGAGCTGCTTAGCAATCCGAATCCGTATTTCACACGCTCGCAAGTCTTTGGATATATTGAAAACTGGCTATCGATTAATGGCAATGCGTTTATATGGACTCCGACAAACGGCTACCGCGTGCCCTTGCAGATGTGGGTGCTTAATCCGACAAGAATGCGAGTCATTAAAGGCGAGAATAACTTTATTGATGGGTATGTCTATCAGTCAGCTCAAGAAGGTAATATAGCCATACCGGAGAAGGAGATCATTCACCTTGCTAAGCTCCACCCCGCCGCACGTCCTGAAGAGATAATCGGTATGAATATCTTCGGCGTTGGTCTTGTTTCAGCCGCTTTGGAATATGCGAATATCGACCGCGAAGTTAGTGCTTATCTTGCACGCCTCTTTGCTAATAATACCGTCCCGCCGCTTATTGCAAAGTTCCCCGAAAGATTCGAGCAAGATGAATGGCAAAAGCTTAAAAGCGCTTGGAATGAGGAACTACCAGACTACAAGCTCCGAGCTTTGCTTGGAGGTGGTATGCAATTAGAACTTCCGCCGAAAGGCGAGCTTTCAGTTAGTTATGACGCGGTTAGCCGTGATACACGCGCTCAAATCGCTCAAGTCTTTGGCGTGCCTCCTGGAATGCTTGATGGATCATTCCAAAACAGAGCGACTGCAGAGGTTCAATTCGCAATCTTTAGACAAAACACGATAGACCCCGAAGCGCTCTATATTGCTGAAGAATTTACACGCCATTTCCGTAGATGGGAAGAGGATGTACTCATCCAAGCACAACCGTATGAATATGCAGATCCCGATGCTGATATGAGGCAAGAAGAGTTCGAGCTTAAATGGGGAATCAAGACGATCAATGATGCAAGAGGCGAGCGCGGATATGATCCGATACCTGAAGGCAATACGCCGCTTATTGCAAGTGGTTTTGTCCCTCTTCAAAGCGCCGTAAACCCCGCTCCCGCGCCCGTGGTGGCACGAAAAGTATTAACCCGAGCAAATGCCAAGCTCCCTATCGTTACAGCCGATGCAAAAGACTTGTTTTGGAGAAACTTTGACGGGATAACTGAAGCGAATGCAGGTAGCCTCGAGAATGTAGTTGAGATGATCATAGCACAAATCAAAGAGCAAGTTTTTCAGCTTGCAGATGACGGCGTAATTAGCCTTTCGACTGTAGATATTCCAGAGAGCGAACTCGCAAAGTATGATGCAATCATAGCCGATGCTGCAAATCAAGTAGCTACCGAACTCTATGCGACTCTTGCAATCGAGGGCGGCGTGCCTCCGACTGCAGAGGTTATTGCTTTGGTCGAAGAGTCAAGCGCTCAAATCCGAGATTCTATCGGAGTTATCAAGCAAGAAGTACAAGCGACTCTCACTGCAAACGCCGGTAAGGATAAAGAAGAGCTTTTCAAGATCCTGAATACCAAATTCGACTCACTTCAAACAAGCAGAGCGCGTGCGATTGCAAATACGACAAGCGCAAATGTGACAAGCGGAATGCAATATGCCGTATATAAAGACGAGGGTTTTGAGATGGTATGGCTAACACAAAGAGACGGCCGCGTAAGACCAGCTCATGCTGCTATGGAAGGCTCGACTCAAGGCGCGGACGGATACTTTACGGTAGTGACTGAAGTTCGCGATAAAGAAGGCAATATCATTGAAGTCAAAACCGAGAAAGCGAAGCGCCCGCTTGGTAGTGGACTAAGCGCTTCAAATGCAGTGAACTGCAGATGTCAATTATTCCCAGTTGAAAAGCAATAAAAATAAAGGTTTTATATGAATTTAATAACACGCGAGCTGAACCTACAACTTAGGGACGGCTACGAAATGGAGGAAGGCTACGAAGAGAAAGAGAATGATCTCTATACATTCGTAGTATCGACTCCCGAAGTTGACCGGTATGGGACTATCATAGTTCCAAGTGGAATAGACTATCAAGCATATCTAAATAATCCCATAGTCTTAGCTCAGCATGACTCTGACAAGTGGCCTATCGGTCGCTGTTTGGGTTTTGCAATGAATGGCGAAAACTTAGAAGCGACAATTCAAATTGAGTGTATTACTGAAGAAGGTAAGAAACTCAACAAGCTAATCAATGCAGGTTTTGTAAAGGCCGTTTCAGTTGGTATCATACCAAATGAATACGAAGATAAAACAATCGACGGTCAAAAGGTAACTGTTTACACAAAGTCCGAACTTGTAGAGTTTAGTGTCGTATCAGTTCCTGCAAATCGCCAAGCCTTGCTTAAGAAATCAATCAAGACTTTACTCCAAGATTCAATTCAAAAATACAAAAAGGAAAGTAGAATGTTAACCCCAGAGATCGAAGCCAAGATCAAAGACGAACTTCTTCCGGCAATCAAAGAAGCGTTTGTCAATGAGGTAATCAATCTCGGCTTTTCACCTGAAGAAGCCGAAGCATCCGTAAACGCTTTTATTACTGCAGGCGCTCCTCCAATGCTAGCAGTTTTGCAAGGCGAAGTCGCACCCGAAGTAGCCGAAGAACCAGCCGCCGCCGAGCCCCCAGTCGAAGTGGTAGCCGAGTCCATCGAGGCTAGTTTCGAGGTTCCTGAAACTCGAGTCGGCAAGAAAATTGCAGCTTCAACACAAGCGCAAATTAATGAAGGTATGGATATGATTCAAAACGGTTACAAGATTATCAAATCTGCAGTAGCCGGCGAAGCAGGCCGTTCAATTACTTTGAACATGCCTAAAAAACTCAATACAGACGAATTACTTAATTTAATCTAAGGATATTGCATAATGGAAAACATTATCGTAACAAAAGACCAACTGAAAGAAGTTGTTGACCGCAAAGTAGCCGATCAACTTCGTACACAAAAGCCATCAAGTAACAATGGCTTTGTAACAATCAAAGCAGATCATGATGCACGCCGCGATCAAGCTCGCGTAGTTGCTGACTATATTCTTGCAGTTCACAAAGGCCGCGAAGGACAAGCAGACGATATCGCACGCAAAGCAAACGAAAAGTACATCACAAGAGCTGACTTTAATACTGGTACAGCATCTCAAGGCGGCGCGGCGGTTCCTCAGTTTTGGGTAGAAGAGATCATGAACTTTGCAGATCAGTACGGATATGCAAGAGCGCTCGCGAAGATCTATCCGATGCGCGGTAAAACTGAAAACTTGGTATCAAGTGGCGCGTTCACTGGCGCGGTAGTTGCTGAAGGTTCTGGCTTGACTTTGACTGACTCAACTAACTTCTTTACAGCGACTCAACTTACAGCTCGTAAGATTGTAGCCGGTGCTATTATCTCCGAAGAGCAACTTCAAGATGCAACCCCTGCATTCTTGGATTATGTAGTAAACGGTCTTGGCCGCGCGCTTGCTGAAACAGAAGACAAGCAGTTTTTCAATGGTAATGGTACGGCTCCAAACTTTACAGGCTTAACAGGTATCTCCGGAACTACAACAGTTCGCCAAGGTGGTGCTAATAACTCTGGTAAGGATACATTCGGCGAAATCTCATGGACTGACCTTTGGAACTTGCGTCTCGGTGTAAATTCTGGTGTTGGTGCAAATGGTGCATTCGTAGTGCCTCAATCAGTTTTCGGATTCTTGATGAAAGAAACAGCAGGCTCGCGCCCTGTTTTCGACATGGTTCGTCCTATCGAAATCACATCAATCGGCTTGACTGCACTTACAGGTAATTCATACTTTACTCCAACAGGCCGCCCGATGCATGTCGTGCCAGATGCACTCTTCCCAACAAGTGCAGCAAATACAGCGTCTGCATTCTATGCTGATTGGAATCAATTCACTGTTATGGGTATCCGCGAGGATGTAACAGTTAACGAATACAAAGAATATTTCGGTGCGACTGGTCTTGGTGGTACTCACCAAAAAGGTATCGAAGTAGTTGAGCGCGTTGCTTTCGCATTCCCTGCTCCAAGTGCTATCGGTGTTCTCAAAACTTCAACAACCTAATTAGGTGATTTATGCTCGTAGATGTAATTCTAATCGAGCCGTATAAAGGTGTTTCGGCAGGGTATGAGACTTCTCTCCCTGCCGAGATTGCCGAGGCTCTTATTAAACAAGGCAAGGCGAAAGATGCAAAGCCCGCGCCGAAAGTAGAAACAAAGAAAACAGGTAAATAACCATGCCATATACAAGCGCAAATCCGAGGGCGTTTAATGCTCTCATGACCTTTCTTAATTTGGAAGTTAATGGCGATCCGACCTCCGAGGATACGGCGCTGTATACTTGGTTTGATGACCTGATAACAACTTGCTATGTAGAGGCTGAAGGCTATTGCGGTCAGCCTCTTCGTAGTGGGACGATATATTACCAATTTTACGCCTCAAAAGCCCAACGCGGCCTCGAAGCTAATCACTCATGGAAATATATCCCTTACAATGCTAACACGGCTCTTACGGCTTTGCAGTGGCGCGAAAATGAGTTTGCAACTTATGCGAACTTTGACGCGGGTAACTATGCATGGAATGCCGAGCCGTATGCTAATTACATTGTCTTTCGTGATAAGACAAATGGACAATTCAAGGCGACGCTTACGACGGGCTTTAGTGATGCGTCTATGCCTTATACAATCTTGCAAGGCATAGCCGAAATGGTCACTCTTGCATACAAGCAAAGCCCTCAAGGCGGTAATTGGTTCGGACTTAACTCCGTCGCTACAGGCGGCGCGGGTCAAACAGTCAGCCAATCACTCAAAACCGATATAGGATGGCATAAGTACTTTGCTCAATTCGTTATACCAACGGTCTAATAATGATTAATAGCGAAGCTTTAAAGGGCATTCTACGGCCTGTTATTATGAAGGCACTAGAAAGGATGCCTTTCGTGATGCAGGCGTATATCGGAACTAATATGGAATTCAGAGGCGCGGCTGATAGAATAGCACCTTCGACAAGTTCTAAGCTCGCGATTAACTCAGGTAATTTATTTCGCAGCTTCACAAAAGGTCAGCCCGGAAATGTTTTCAGAGTCTCGCAAGAAGGCGATAACTTCGAGGTAGAATACGGGTCAGACTTGCCATACGCAAGAGTCCAAGAGTTCGGCGGCTTCATTGCAAGCAAAGGCAATATGCATAAATACTTCTGGGCTAAATTTGCAGAGACTAAACAGCCGTATTTTAAGAATATCGCATTAAGCGTAAAAAAGAAAGGCGGCGTAAACATACCCGCCCGTCCGTACTTTAATCCTGCAGTCGATAGACTTCGAAATGATACCAAGTTCGCAAGCGACATTAGACAACAAGTCATAAACGGAATACAACAATGGCAAGAGAATCAGCGGCGATCAAATCCATAGCAGATAGACTTCGCACAATGAGTGGAGTTAAAGTCTATGACCAAGTAATGATAGACAAATGGAATACTTACCAGTTCCCTTTTGTCGGTGTTTTGTCAGGTGCAGATGCTCGCGAGGTAATTGGACTTGAAGACGATTCAGCCTTTGCAAATAAAGGCACGCTGGATATGTATTTACTTGTCGGAGTTCAAGTCAAAAAGAACAGCACGGCGGGTAAGGCTAATTTGAGAGAAGCTCTTGCCGACTTATGCGAGGCAATTGAGAATAAGCTTACAAACTACAAGCCCGATGTCTATGAGTCAGATTATGAAAGGACTTATTTTGCGCCCGTGCATTTTATCGACGCGCAAGCGGTCACATTCAATGACGATGAAACGAAAGGCATATCTTTCATGACTTTTAGGACGGTATATTACAGAGGAGATGTATGAAGTTAAGTGCATGTGTAATCTTTCAGGATGGAGATGACCTGAAAGGATGGAGGGATTCTTTGCCGAGTGATAATGTCGAAGTCATTGCACTTCGTACGGCGGTGAATCCAAAACTTAAAGAGCCTGTTTTTCAAGAAGTCGGTCGGACTTCGGACCATATAGTTCTCTCATGGGAATATCCCGACTTCGAAGAGTATTTTGACTTCAGTTATTGCAGAAATAAGCTAGATGAATATGCGACTGGTGACTGGATTTTGCACATGGATTCAGACGAGCGCCTTGCAAGTCCTGAAGATGAGTTTTGGCAATACATCGAAGAGCTTAACAATACCGAAGCGGTCGCGGCTTATCTATCCATTGGAGGATGCAATAATGATCTAGATCCGCAATATACGCATATTCGCAAACGCTACAACATACCGGCAATGCGACTGCATAGAAGAAGCGCGTTTCTCAAATGGCAAAGAATATGCCATGAGACGCTCGAAGTAGATCCGAATGGAACGGTCGTAGCTGATACTGACATATTGCTATACCACAAAGGATATAGCCAAGACACTGAAGTCTTAATGCATAAAGCAGAACGAAACGGCGGCTTGATGGTAAGAGAATACACACGCGATAAATCACAAAGAAACTGGGATTATTTAGTTAACACTTTCGCATATTTAAAACAATTATCTAAGAGGTAATATCATGGTAGTAGGCGGCGCTAACCTTAGCGTATTCTATACAGCAAATGAACTCGGTACAGCCCCTTCAGTCGGCTCTACTGCAATTCATACAATGAAGCGCAAAAT